CCCCTAAAGCTCCTGCGGCGGCTCCTGCGCCCGCTCCGCCTAGCATGGCGGCTTTATTCGGGTGATCGACTACATATCGACCTGCGGCGGCGGCCCCCCGTCCTAGCCTGCCACGGAGCCGCGCAAGCGCTAGCAGCCCTGCCGCCGTTCCGGCCCCGCCTGCCGTCTCTCCAACGAAGTTGGTCAGCGGTGCGTGACGATTCTCCTGGCCTTCGCTGCCGTGGAAAGTAGCGCCCGTCCGCAGAGCTGCCAGAAGTGACTGAAGCTCGCCGGGGTCCTCTACTTCTCCCCCTTCATCATAACCTACTGTTCCACCTTCCGCGTGAGCCGGGACGAAATCATCGGGCTGGGTCTCTGGAGCCCGCATGCCTGGAGCCCCCGGATCGTATCCCAGAGGGTGCAGCTTATCAGGGGGAGGCAATCCGGGGTTATTCAGAGCCGTGGGAACCGGAGCCGGTGGACGCTGGATCGTACCGAAGTTCGATGCCTGACCAGAACCGGCTGCAGCAGCCCGCTCCTCATTCGTTTCCGGGTGAGCGACGTGGGCATGCTTCTGATTAGCTTCCTTCAGAGCCTGCTGAGCTACCGAGTCGGGGATGTCGACCGACTGGAAGTGCTGCCCCCGGTTGATCGCTCGGAAGTAATCCTGCCACGGCATACGGTTCGTATTGGGCTTGTTCGAACCGACCGGCTGCGTGGGATCGAAGATCGGGTTAGCCTTCAGATATCCCATCCAGGCGTTCTCGGCACCCTGCCGGGTTCCGTGGACTTGGTAGTACGCCTGCAGAAACTGGTGGTAGTCGATCTGGTCCTTTCCCCATACCTTGATCGGGGTCGCGATATTCTGGTTTACCTCGAAGGGCTTGTCGATGCCCATCATGCCTTTCGCGAACGTCGCCAGATCCATATTCGTGATACGCGAGAAGCCGGGCTTCTGCATCGTAGTCAGAATATTGTTCGTAACCTTCTCCATATCCTGAATGCGCGGATCGAATCGACGCACCGCGAGGAACGGATTGAGGTTAAAGCCTTCACCGCCGTGCAAACTGGCTCCGTGCGGGCCGACTCCCATTCCGGGCAGCGTCAAGCCTCCCAGCTCCGGCCCGGTGTGCACCTGCTTATTCAGATTCAGGAAGTTATCTACCTGCCCGATCATATCGGACGTCTGCCGATCCTGGTCGGCATACTTTGCGAAGTCCGCTTGGGCCTTGGTATCCTCGATCTTCTGAGCTGCTACGCGCTCCTTCGTAGCCCGGTTCGCATACGGATCGATAATGACAGCCGGGACGCCTGCCTGATCGGCAAGCTGTGCCTTCGCCTCGGGGGTCATTGGATTCGCATCCGTACCCGCTCGCGCATGGGCATCCTCGACCTTGGCACCGACCAGCTCCGCGACTCGCTTATGGAACAGGGGGGTAAAGTCGGTCTTTCCGGTGCTGGCATCGGTAAAGATCGCATCCGGTCCCAGCTCGTCGAGAGCTTGCTTTCCTTCCGGTGACAGAGGTTTCCCACCAGCTCCAGGACCACTGTCCTTCGCAACCGAACGGCCGAGAGTCTGCAAACCTTGCTTTGCGAGCGTGGCCGAGTTCTTCTCCTGGTCGGCTGCGAGCTTCTGACGCAGAGCAAAGAGCTTCTGGCTGATCTCGTTCGACTGCGTGTCGTAGCCGAGAGACTGCTGAGCTAGCCCCGCTTGTCGCTCGCGCTCCTGCTGCTTCTGCGCATCGTTCTCTTGAGCCATTGCTCGAATGCCCGACCACATATTCGGTCCGGGAGTCATCAACGCAGTGCCGAGCCTCCCTGTTAACTCGCCCTGTGACGGCGCGTATGGGTCCTGCATTAGCCGCTGTTGGGCTGCGCGCAAGGCTGCTTTGGCCTTGTTCGCCTCTGCGGTCGCCTCGCGGGCAATCGCGTCCTCGGTCTGCCGGTTGTGCCCGTAGTAGTCGTCCAGTGCCTGGCGCGCGTACTTCTTGGCTTCTTCCGTCGTCGTAAGCTGAATCGGCCCAGTTTCCGCTTCCGGCTGATCGGGCGGCTCGATAACAGGGGTAGTGTCGGTCGGGTCTGTTACGTCCAGAGCACCCATATTCTTTTCCTCTTAACCCATCTGGTTGATATACGAGCCGATGGCCCCGAACAGCGGAGACGTTCCAGAATTATTGCCCTGCGTACTGACTTGGCTCGAAGTCGATCCGCCGGGAATGCCTACGCTCTGCCCGTTGAGCAATTGCGAGAGCCAACCGAGCTGCTGGTACGGATACTGCTGCTGCTGGTTGAAGTTCGCTTGCGCCACGTTCAGATTCTGCTGGTTCTGATTCTGCTGCTCGAGACCGGCGCTGTCTAGCGCTCCGGCTCCCTGGATCCCGAGAGTCTGCCCTAGTTGCGCGAGATTGCCCAGCTGGCTCGCTCCCTGCATGCCTAGAACACCCTGCTCGTACCCCAGCCCCCCGAGAGTCTGCCCGAGTGCCCCGGACGCCTGCCCAGCCGCCAGGTTGGCCTGCTGCGCATTCTGGTAGGCATTCGCATACTGGGCATTCGCGGTATCCTGAATCTGTCCAGTGATATTCGCCGCACCCTGCTGAGCTGCTCTCTGGTTAGCCGAGGAGCCGTACTGCCCGGCCGAGGTAAACTGATTATTGATCGACGGCAGCATCGACTGGTTCCAGTACCGGGTCGCATCGTTCGTCGCCTTGTTGATGACATTCGATACATACGGATTGATCTGGGACGCATTCGGTGCGACCGAGGCATTGATCTGGTTCTGCGCGTTGCCTAGCGAGCCGATAGCCTGCCCGATAGCTCCCGGATTAGACGAGGAGTTTACCAGGTTGGAGGCTTGCTGAATCGCAGGCTGGTATCCGCCCTGCAGACCCCTAATGGTACTATAGGCGTTCTGCTGGTCCTGCGTCGTATCGGCTACCTGCGGACCCTGGGAAGCTGAGTATGGCTGCGAGGCAACCGCTGCGCCCTCCGAGAGCAGCCCTGCGGTGTACTGCTGCAGCCAGCCGGGGACCGCCGTTCCACTCGTGGTTGTCGAAGTGGACGGGGTAGTACCCTGGAAGAGAAAGTCTAGGACGCCCATTAGCGTGCTCCTGCGGAAGCCTTCTTAGGCTTGCCTTGGTTCATATAGTGTTCCGGTTCCTTAGCATGCATGAACTGCTTGCCCTTGGAATTGGACTTCGCTGCGTGCTTGCGCAGATTCTGACGCAGCTTCTCGAGCTTCGCGGCTCCCGCGCTATTGCTGCCGTTGCCGAGCATCGAGACAGTATGTCCATCCATCACGAACTCTCCCTTAGACAGCTTCGCGGGCACCTCGTCGCTCTGGCCGTCGCCGGGCATATTCGGATCATCTCCTACGTAGCTCTGCTGGGACGAGTCAAACTCGCTTCCTGGAGGCTGCATAGCCTGACTCAATGCACCCTGAGGAGGTGTTCTACCCCCTTTCGCCTGCCCCGCTGCACTCTGCACGAGCGGCACTTGGTTGTTATCGAAGAACTGAGCCTCTGGCCGGGACCCGTAGGTATACCAGTCCTGCTTAGTCATCGGCGAGCCGGTATTCGTCGGGTTGGCAATCGGAGTCCGATTAAAGTGAGGCACCGGCATCGCGCCTACCGCACCCGTAGTCATGCCGGGAGCCAACGCCGTCTTGGCGTTGTTATTCTTCGACTGCAGCGCGCTCCCGAGCACTCCTACCAGGGGTGAGTAAGCCTGCAGCAGACCCTTCAGGCCGTTTGCCCCTGTAAAGTTGCCGGCCAGCTTCGAGAGCCCGCTTTGCTTGCCTGCGCCGCCGGGGCTGATGCCGTACTGCTGGTCGAACTGATCGAGCCCGTAGAGATCGTTATTGATCGCTAGGTTGTTCGCATCGATCGACCCCTGGATATCGCTGAGGTTTGAGTTCCAGTCCTGCGTGTCATTGCCGGAACCTCCGCTCATGATACTATTAAAGTCAATCGTATTGCCCGGATTGAACCCGGTCCACTGGTAGTCGTCTCCGCCACCCGAGTCGAAGCTCACGTCTCCGCCGTCATCGAAGCGCAACCGCTGTGCGATGGCTCCGCCTTTCTTTCTTCCCATTACCGTATTTCCTATCGTAGATCCCAGCAAGCCTACTCCGAGCCGCGAATTAGGAGAGGCCATTACCGGTTGTGGAGTGATATTCTGTGGAGCCGTAGTTTGGTTCTGTGCCTGCGCAGCCGCAGGAGCCAAACCCATGCTCTGCCGTTGCTGATCGTGCTGAGCCGCAATCGCGTCGAGATCGGCCTTATTGGCCGAGGTAGTCTGCCCGATGGCTCCCGTAGTCGGAGATGCCAAGTTAGCAAACGCCTGATCGCCGCTGCGACCGAGCCAGTTGTTCTTCGCGGTGCCACCCTCGTACTGCGAGATCATCTGGGTAATGAGACCCTGCATCGCTCCCGCGTTCGCGTCGGTAGACGTTCCCTTGCCCCACGAGTTTTCCCAGGGGTTGACTACCTTATTATAGATGTCACTCGCGGAGTCGTTCGCTCCGATAACCCCCTTCGAACGGGCATCGTTGATCTGATTTACTAGATCGTTGGTAAACTTCTGCTCTCCCATCCGGCCGTACTGCTGGTAGAGAGGGTTGTTTCCCTTGATCTGGTTATCCCGTAGATCGAAGTATCCAGCGAGAGCACCGTACGGATTGGATACCCGAGACGCTAGAGAATCCTCCGCCTGCTGAATCTGCTCCGGCGTAGCTCCCGCCTGCTTCATCTGATCGATGACCTGATTCTGCGCTCCGGTGTAGCCTACCCAGTTCGCATTCTCCGGGGCGACACGGCCGTTGCCGAATACGGACGATAGCGCGCCCGCTGCTCCGCCTACGAGAGCCCCTATGGCCGTACCGATGCCAGGTACGACGCTACCGATAGCCGCACCCGTCGAGGCGCCTGCTAGAGCGTCAGAGCCCGTTGCACCGGACTGCCAGTTATTGATCTCGCTGTAGAGTGCCAAAGGGATGGCGGCATAGCCTGCCATGCTTCCGATAGCCCCCGAGGCTCCCCCGAACGCGCCGAGCTTCGAGCCGAGCTGGGCTGCATTGACTGCCGCGTTACCGTAGCCGCTAACTCCGCCTTGCTGAATACCGTTATAGATATTCAAAGCGTTCAGAGCACCACCTACTCCAGTATTGACGGCTCCGGTATTGCTACCGAAGACTCCCGTCTTGCCTGCGAGCTTCGCCGCATTGAGACCGGCCCCCGCGTACCCCTGAGCCGTACCGGATCGGATGCCCCCGTAGATATTCGCTCCCGTATTCAGGTCTCTGAGACCCGAAGCGGCCTCTCCGGCGTATTGATCTAAAGCGCCCATTTTATGACGTTACCTTTGTAAAGTCGAATGCCCAAATTCTCCAATCGTCGTAGAACCGAGGATCAGGGGGGTTTCGGAAGGTCCGGTTGCTCCCTTGAATTACGTCGTTAGCCCAACCTTTCCAACCCTCCGGGTCAGTAGAGTTATCCAAACGGGGGACATCGGCATTGTTCGAAAGCGGGTACTTCATAGCATCGGTCCACTCCTGCAGCGTGCAGTAGCGGGGATCTATGGTATCCACGAAAAACTGGTTCATTGCGTAATCCTTCCGTCGGTCGGCTCTACGTGAGCCATCGTCTTACCGAGGTAGAAGTCACCCCCAGCCGTATTTGACTCGATCTTGAATCGCATGAGTCGGCGTTCGGTCTTAAATTCGATGACCTGATCCTCCGCAGGTAATGGAGTCGCGTCTACACCGTCGAACTCGGGAATGGTAATCGAGACGGATTCGAGATCTGCCGCGCGGGGATTCGACCGACCGAGCACCGTGACCGTAACGTCTCCGACCTGAACCAAGTCCGGCTCGAGGACGTCGATACGCATGGCCTTGTCGATGCCCTGCTCGATGAAGTCTTTCTCGTCCGACGTGATATTCGCCCGGATCGGCTGAACGTTTCCTCCGTTGATCTGATCCGTCCCGGTCTCGTGCTGCCAGAGGGTATACCCCCCCGCCAGCTCGTCTAGGGTTGAATCAACCATAAGAGGCTTCTCGTATACGGAAGCAAAATACCCAATCGTCCGGCCGGTAGCCGGGAGCGCAGTATCATACCAAGTATTCTCTCTGACATTATAGACTATCGCCGTGTTGCACTCGGTAGCGTTGCCGAGAGGTGCACAGAACCAGATCTCACCCCAGCGAGGGATCTTGAACGCGAAAGCCTTCTGACGAGCCGAGAAGTTGATATTATCGAAGAAGAAGTTCAGATTCATCGTATTCGGGACTTCCCGCACGACGCCGTTAAACATCAGGAAACGGTCTACTCCGATCCAGAAGTAGATTCCGTCGTACTCCAGTACCCCCTGTGAAGAAAGAATGGAAGTCGAGTCGCTGATCGTATCGAAGTCGAACGGCACCCCGGTCAAGATCGAACTATCAAACGTACCGCGCACGAGCGAATCGAGAGACCACAGAAGGACAGCACCCCCTCCTCCACCTCCGCGCAACGGTAGGCCCTTTACGATTTTCTGACCGGTGACGAACGCACTCTCGTTGGCAACCGAGAGATCACCTACGTGGGATACGTCTACCCGCCCGCCGTTTCCATACCCGAACAGGTAGGGGTAAATCGAGACGATGCCGCCCGAGCACGGATCCATCGCCGTAGCCGTCAGCCCGGTATTAGCCGTGATATCCCCGTAGTAAATCTGGCGCTCTACGGTGGACGAAATATCATCGAGATTCGGAGCCGCATGGGCTACGAGCTTGTTATCCGGGGCACCCGTGGCAGACGAATTGAAGACCGCAAACTGCCATAGATTCTCAGCATCCGTAACCATTGCCCCGAACCGATCATTCGAAGCCACGAAGTTGCCGGTAGAGTCCGTTCGAATCTGCGTGAGTGTCGACTGACCCCCGAGGGCAATGTAATTGACAGCGTCCGCCGTATACGAGTTCATCCCTCGTACGATTTCAGGGAGGGTGCTCGTAACCGCTCGATAGCCTCCCATCTTCTTCGGTCGCCCACGGTAGAACCGAGTCCATAGACCGTCGTTATACTCCTGACCGTCGTAGAGAGTGCCGTCGCGCCGGATGCCCGGCTGCGATTGAATTGGTATTGGCTTAGTAGTGCTCATGGGAAGATCGTCGTCATAGTTATGACAGCCGAAGACATAACGACTGCCGAGCTGGCCCTTCGAATCTCAACTCTCCAAGTCGCCGTAGCCGAGGTATGGATATTTGCATTAAAGAGATTGAACTGGTTATACCCTCCTGCCGAGGACGGAGCAAACCACGTACCGAAAGCGGCATTGTTCGCAACCGATTGACCCGTAGGATCGGTTATGATACTAACACGGATCTCGTACCCGGAGATAGCCGCTACGCTTCGCAGGAGGGGATACCAGTCGGGAACCAAATTCCTGGGAGCAATCGTAGTGGTGCCACCTCCCATCTCTCCGAGCGTGCTGACCCCGAAGAAGTTGTTCGGCGTACCTCCTCCTACTACAGTAGGGTTCCAGCTCTGAAATAGAACCACGCCGCCTAGAGCGGCGTTGCTCGCGAGCAGAGATTGCTGAACGCATCCCATTAGCCGACTCCGATACCCGAGACGAGCCAAACGTCCTGTTCGATCTGGTATAGCGACATCAAGCCGTTCTGCGCAAGGGTACGGTTGCCCGTCGTAACCGTTCCGATCACGATCAGAGTAACGCCGACGCCTCTCGCAATCGCCAGGTTGTTCGGATCGCGGTTGCAGACGTTAATCATCGCACCAACCGGAATAGCCGAAGTGGCGAACGGATCTACCGTGTACGTATGCCCGGCACCCGATCCGTTTGGATACCGAACGCAGAACCCGATGTCTCCCGCAGCGAAATGGTAGTTACCCGCTTGCGAGTTGACAGGAACGATTCGATAGCCTACTAGCTGGCCTCCTACGTCTACCGTAAGCGTCCGATCCGCCGAGAGATCGCCGCCGCCGAGCAAACCATTGCCGGTACTGATTAGCCGAGAAGTTGGAACCGCGCTAATCGCTGCCTGAGCCGCTGCTGCCGAAGCCGCCGTAAAAAGGGCATTTCCAATCGTAGTCGCGCCGAGGTTCGTACGGGCATTCGCTGCGGTGGTCGCACCCGTACCGCCGTTGGCAACGGAGATCGGGAACGAGACGCTGGTGGAGTCGCCCGGAAGCACATTCGTGCCGTCACACTGGAGAATCTTTTGATTCCCCTGTGGGATGATAACTCCTCCGGTTCCCGCGATCTGTGCAGCCGTGCCGACATCGAAGGTGAAAGCTCCCGTCGTCTCGTTATCAACCCAGTACTCCTGTGCCGTATTCGGCACGACGATGTGTCGAGCACCCGTCAGAACTCCGGTGAATCGGTACCCGATCTGGTTTAGCTGCGCTCCCGCGAGCACGAGATTGCCGCTACCCGCCGCGTTGATTACGATGTAACTGAAACTGGATCCCCCTCCGGACCCACTGCCGGAGAAGATCGAGAAGAAATTGTTGCCGTCTGTAAGAATCAGAGCCGACGACCCCGGCGCAAAGGTCTTCGTCAGCGCACCGTCGATGGTTACTACGCCATCAGGGGAGGCCAGCGTAAGATTGCCGCTACCTTGATTCTTGATTCCGACGAACCAACCCTGTCCTACCGTCGTAGGCTGTGGCAGGGTAAAGGTCCCGACGCCTCCGGTATACTGCTCTACCTTTGCCCGGTCTGCGTCTACGATTACGTAATCGCCACCCTGGGGAGCAATAATCCAGTTAGTAGCGAGCTGCGTACCTTTCGCGGTAAGCCCGCTGCCCGCCAGAGCGGCCGCAACCGCCGTCGACACCGAAGCTCCGAATTGGAAGACCCTCCACGATCCGGCCGGAGTCGAGTTGTCAACGAGATAGACCTGCCAGACTGTGCCGGGAGCTACCGAGACGATGACGCTACCATCAGACGCCTTTACGTTGACGTTGTTCGCGCCGAGATTATTGAAGAGAGCGACATAACCCGTGCTCGCCTCCTCGGCACTCGGCAGATGGATAGAGAGACCGGGACCCGTCGCGTTGACGTCGATGATATTCGCGACCACCAAATCGGTAATCGCCGTCTCTACCGGCCACTCAAGGGTGACGTCTGCCGTCATCGGGTCGAGTGACAGGTAGGTAGGACCGGCCGGGGCGATGTTATTCCCCCCGAAGACTTCTGTAAAGCTGCCCATCAGGCTGTGCTCCTCACTGATTCACGATCCGCGACCTTCTGCAAGTCCTGGGCATTGACCGTGGCTAACTGCTCTTGGTATAGTGCTTGCCAAGTCGGGATGCGCTCATCGTTCTTCAGGAACGGAGTCGCTTCGAGCAGTGCGCGGTAGAGCAGCATGTTCGGCACGTACTCGGTAAGCCAATTCGTCTGGTTCGTATCTGCCAGCAACGGAGGCAGCTGGTAGTAGTTAATCTGCCAGGGGGAGTCCTCTACCGGAGTCGGACAGATCAGCCAGTGCTGATAGTCGTAGTCGGCATAGAACTGCGGGGGGTTCTCGGCGTCCGTCAAGGACGGGTCCGGCCAGTACATTCGGCAGTAGTCATACGAGCGAGCGAACAGAGTATTGAACTTGTTCTTATTGATCGCAGCCGGGATTCTCTTCGTTCCGTAGAACATAGAGACCGTCTCCCGCCATCGATCCGGTTTCGCGTAGACCGAGACCCCCGTTACGAGATTAGAAGTGACTGGAACGAGAAACCCCTGTACCTTGATCGCTGTAGCAATTGCTTTCTCCGCCAGCGTAATCAAGCTCGGGATCTGCGCAAATACAACAGTGTCCTTCGAGCTTCCTCGTTCCAGGTAAGCCCGCATGTCGTTCTGCAGAGATGTATACGTCATTGCAGGCATGGTATTAACCCTTCAGCAAAGCGTCGAGCTGCGCATGTGCGGACTTATAGTCCTCGCTCGCTGCGTTCATCTCCTCATCGGTGATGTCGCGAGATTCTCTCTGAGCAGACGTAATCAAGTCCGCCCACTTTGCAGCCGACTGGGAAGCAATAATGAACAGCTGCAGAGCCAAACTCACGTTATCCATTTACTTCCCCTTTGACTGCAAGTAGGTCTGCAGAGCCGTCAACGCCGTAACTACCGAGTCGAGCTTCGATTGCCCGGCTTGCTGATCGTTCTCGTAGATGGTCCGCGCGATATCGAGTCCCGCCTTGACGTTGTCTGCTTGGGCCTCGACGTTTGCGGCATCCTCCTTCGAGATCTTGCCTGCCTGCAGCAATGCAATATCCGTCTGGAGAACTGCCGTATCGGTAGTCTGCGCCGCTAGCCACTTCTCGTTGAAGGTCTTTGCGGTTGGAATACCCAAGGTGGTGCAAGCAGACAAAGCCACTGCGAGAACTACCCCGATCACGAAACGTTTGAAACTCACTTCTTCGCCTCCTCGTTGATTACGTCGGCCTTCGGTTGATTCGATACGATCTGAGGGGCCGTCGTCTGCATAACCCGCGCATGAGCCGTATAGGCAACCGCGATGGCAGTGATGCCGTCCATGATTGCTGATACGATATCGTTTGCGGTAAATCCCCAAACCGTAATATCGAAGTGGTACTGAGCCTGCAGCCTCGATATGACCTGTGCGACTACTCCCGCCACGATGCCCTGGATGATCCTCGATCGATACCAGGGGATTGCGGCCGGAGGGGTGTCGTCTGCCATTAACGTCTCCCGTTGTACTCGAAACTAAAATGATCGGCATCCCCGAAATCTCCTCCCCATCTTGCCAGGGGGTGAAGGCTCTTCCAAAACTCCCCGTACGGCAGATAGTCAGCGGCATCCTCCAGCCACTTATCGTCCTTGTATAGATTTAGGTCCTGCGCTAGCTTGTCCCTATGCACGCTGTTCTTGATCCCCCTCGAAGTCGAAGACCCGATGGCATCGGCCAGAACGGGATACTTCGTTTCCAGAATAGCCCGGATGCGCGCCCGGTCATAAAGGGAGAGAGAGTTGATCGCAGCCTGCTCAGCCGTTCGATAACTCTCTCCCAGAGTAAACCCGAGACCATCCGCCAAGATCTTCGTCTCGAGTTGCACCAGGCAGCGGGAGAACTCCCGTTGGACTCTGCTCAGGCTACTTAGTTGTCCGGTTGGCAAGCGCTGCGGCGCGAGCTGCGGCGTCTGCTGCGGCTGTTGCGGCGTGGGCGGCTGCTGCTGCGGTTCGTTCATTCTCTTTTCTCCAAAGCTCGATCTTTTCCTGAAACACCGATTGCTGAATAACTAAGGCGTTGACTGCATCCCGGATATCGTGACGGGTCTTGGACTCTTTGTCCTCGTTGACGTCGATCTTATTTGAGATCTTCTCGAGAAATCCACGATTCTCCTCGTGGCGTCTCTCGATATGCTCTCTCACCTCTGCCATCTCATGACGAAGCTCGTTTCGATTGATATAATCCCGATCAATCTCCGCTAGCTTGTCCCCCTGCCTCTTCATCTCGGCACGAATCCCCGTTACCAAAAAGGTTAGGACTGTCATAACGAGACTACAAGCTGCTACCGCGACGGTTCTCCACTCGATAGCTCCTGAAGCAACCGTTGCTGGGTCTGCCATTTCCACCCCTGCTATTCATATTTCCGATCTCCTGATAGAGTCCCTATTAACGCTTTCTTACTGTCAAGTAAACATTCCAGATAGCCAAAAGAGCTATACAGGCCCAGAGTAATTGAATCTGCCGGTGCATGCTCTGCACGACGGGCAGCATGAAAACTTGCACACGATCATATTGAACTCCGTCTGGTCTGCCCTCGGGGTCCTTTACTATCAGGGAGGGTTCGACCTTCGCGACGTCCTCAGCAATTAGCCCGTAAAACCAAGCCTTATGATCGTCTGCGGTAGCCTTGCTATGGAACCGCACCGGCTTTAGAGCGTTGACTACTCTCCAGGCATCCTCTAACGGGGTGACGTCCTGCTTATAGCGCAGCGAGGACGTAGAGCGCAGGATATTGTTTCCCGAGGCGTTATCGATGAACATATTCGCAGCTGACGCGGTAGTGCTGATGCCGGTCATATGGAACGCCGAGGATGCCGTTGTGATATCCGTAATCGTCAATCCGCTGCGAGTTACGCGGAGCCAAGTAGAAGCGGAGTTGTTCGCATCGTTATCCGCCCGCATATTCCAAGTCGTAGTATCGATGAACATATCCCACATCTTGGAATCAGCCGCACCCGCCGAGTCACTCATCGCGAATTGAGCAATGCCTCCCGCGCTAGCCCCCATCTGAACGGAGGAGGTATTGGGAGTCAGAGTGGGTCTAGCGTTGTTTAAAGTAAGACCCACGGTAGAGGTCAAAGAGGATCCATTGAAGACGGTATTCCCCTGCCCGTCGATCTTCTCCACCTGACTAAAGTTTCCTCCGTCTACCCGGAAGAGAGTATCAGTAGTAGAGAGAGCACCCGTGCCTCCGTCGATCAGAAGACCCAGCTCGTTGCCTGATCCGTTGAGGGGGGCAATAACCTGCGTCCAGGCTGTATGACCTGTGACGTTGACGTTAAAACAGGAACCTGTGGTATTCGATCCCGCATTAGATGCGGGGCAAGAAGCTCCACCCGTAGAGGTCTGGAAAAGCTTTCCCTGGGCCGTAATCGTAGGCTGGTCGGTGCTATTCCCTAGATCGATGGTACTAATAGCCGTGGTAGTCCGTCCCACCGCCAAAGCATTCTTCACCGCAGTAGCGGGAGCGGCATCCGTAGCGGTAGAGACCGCAAAGGTTCCAGCCGCACTCACTCGAACATCCCAATTCTTAGTATCCGCTGCGGCTCCAGTAGCATCGTAGATGGTAATGGGAGCAGCAGTAGCGAAGGTATGAGTACCAGTCCATGTAGGCGCTATCGTCTGATCGATAGCTATGTTGGCATCAGACCTTATGCCTGTGGTAGCTACCCCAGCAGTAGCCGTCAGAGCGGCTTTCCCCGTGGGGGTAGCAAACCCCGAGAACGACCCCGGCAGCGCAGACCAAACGGGAGCTGCGGATATCGTTCCAGTACCTGTCTGGGATAGAAACTGCTGCGCCGAGGTAGTATTGCCAGCAAGTGCCGAGACGACGTTGCCCGCAGAACCATACCAGATATCACCGAGAATCGCTGTATTAGGAATAGTCGTGGTCGAGTAGGCGGGAGCTACCCCCGCACCCGCCGAACGCAGATACTTTCCCGCTGAGGCATCCGCTAAATTTCCAATGGCGTTGGTTCCGGTCGCGATCAATAGATCCCCAGTCGTAGCGGCGTTCGGGAGCGTAAGCGTAGACCATCCGGGGACGGTAGCGACGCCACCTGACCGCAAGTACGATCCTGCCGCTACGTCCGATAACTTCGAAAGCGTATTCGTCGCAGAAGCCGTCAAAAGGTCGCCTATCGCATAGACTCCGAAGCCCGTGCCCCCCGAAGTCGCCGGGAGTGGGTTTGTCAGAGTAAGGGAGTCTGCCGAGAGAGCCCCAGAAAAATTCCCCGTGGTTCCCGTATACCCATTCGATTGTAGGGTGCTGGAGAATACCCCGGAGAATCCGTTGAGAACCCCTGTAATAGTCAAGCTCGAAAAGGTCGGGCCGCAAGTTACGCAGATTGACTGAGGCAACGAGAGAGTCAAATTACCCAGCGGTCCACCATCACTGAGAATTACCTGATTAGCCGTACCTTGCAGCGTACGAGAATTCGGGATCAGTGCATTCGGAGACTCTAGGATGTAGGTAGCTGAAAGAGGGGGCACGAGCGAAGTCACCGCCGAGACCGGAGCCTGGCGGGTAGAGTATCTACTCGGGGCAATCAGCTGATTGACTACGAGCTGATCGTTAGACCCCAAAGGCAGAGTGGCAGGGGGTAGGCCCGAGATCGGTACTTGAGCCGATGCGACCCCACAAGCCAACAGAGTAAGCGCGATGATTTTAGATAGGAAGGTCATAAGGCCCCGGTGGTATGTCTACGATGATATATTGACCGTCGGGTGTCAGAATATTCTGTCCATCCTCGGTTACGAGGCGCTGGCGAAGCATCTGATCGACGGGCCACGGGTACGGCGAGCGTCCCGTCAAGTCGAGATCCGGCCGGTAGAACGGCAGGGTAATGTCCTCCGTTTCGCGTGCAGGCAGGCGATACGGATCGAGCACGTCCAAATCTTTCTTGCAGACCATCAGCCCCGGCGAGTTAGGGTCGGAGTGCAACTCATCGAGGAACATCTTCCGTGAGCACCGGGCACAGATCCCGATGCCGTAGGTAGCTCGTCCCCGTGGATCTAAGTAGAGAGGCATGACTACCTCGTATAGTTCCAGATTCGCGGACGCAGGAACGTCGGCGCCTGATCGGTCTCAGATGCCCACGCTTTCTTCAGCAGCGAGTCGGCTTCCGGCCCGAGGTACATCAGTACCTCCGTCTTGACTTCCGGAATTGTCATTGCGAGCTGCCGTCCCAGCTCAGTGATGATCGCAAGCAGCCACCGCTGAGGAACTTCGATGCTATCGGTAAGGTCCCCGACATCCATGATATAGCGGTTGACGTACAGTACAATCTGGTTGAAGGTATACTGGAACTGAGGCACGGGCCACAGTGTGATAATCGGAGCGGGGATCTGCTTATCGTACCAGAACTGCACCGGACGACCGGTGAACCACTTATTCGGCAGGTTCGCATAGTCATCCCTGTTTACCTTCGCGATGGGGATCTCGTTCGGGGCATCCTCGAAGACTAGTTCAGTAACGTCTAAGATGGTAGTGTTTAAGGCGAGAAGTCTCAGCCAGCCAACTCCTACCTCCGGTAGCCCCTCGATATCCACCCAAAACCATTCCCCGGCCACCATCGGGACCTGAGTTCCAGTATGAATTGTCTTCCAGGTAACGCCGTCGTTCGAGGATTGGAAAGAGAAGTCCCAAGTCCCGCTCGCGTTGGGCAAGATCCCGTAAGTGCTGGGGTTGAAATCCGCTCCAAGCTGACATCCGATATTTCCTCCGGGTAGAGTCTGCGTACAGGCTGTTGCGAGATTCGAATCAAACGCGAGAGTAGGGTCCCCCTCCGAGGAGAATTGGCTTACTCCTACCAGGCGGGTCGAAGTGCGCAGGTTCGCGTTGAGAACGTCGATGACGCTTTCGTCGAGAGTTACGTCCTGAACCCCCTCGTAGATGGGCAGAATCATCTTTGACTGAGCCCACAAAGGAATACCCTCGTTGCCGAGGGTACTCAGGAAGGCATACAGCAGATCTTTGGCGATCTGGATGTATTCTGGAGTGATTTGCTGCGGGGCTAGCTTACACCGACCAAAGGCACGGTCAATGACTTTCCCGACGTTGAACACCGTTGTCGAAACGGTTCCGCTGAACGGCATTTGAGACTCTCCAGATATGGACAGCCTGCTTTTGCAGCCAGCTTCGGGTTAATGTTGGCGCGCAGCATAGCAGAAGCCTAGCCCCCGCGTCTAATCATGGCCCCTAGACCCTTGTGCCCCTGCGGGGCAGGAGAGTCCACATGGGCCCGTAGAGCAGCCTTTACCCCTCCGCCTGCGGCATAGAGAGCGCCGCCGCACTGCATGGGATTCTGGGTGCCACCCGTAGCGAAACGGTTGATCGTTCCACCGGTAGCTACCGGATTGATCGTGCCGCCAGTCGCCTTGTTCATATTCAAAGCGAAATTCGCCCGCTTGCGTTCCTGTGGGCTCGAGGAGTGCTTGGCAGCCTCCAGTCGCTTCTTTCCGATCTTCTCACCTTGGGGGATTCCCATCTGCGCGTGGAGAGCACCCTTCTTCACCGGGCCAATCTTTCCGCCCTTCTTGAAATTAGAGCGGATGGAAGGCGTGCCAGTCGCATTGCTGCTGGCATTCTGCCCAAGCTTGACCCCGGCCGTACCCGAAGAGATCAGACCACCTTCGGCCTTGCGTCGAGCCGCCTCCATTTTGCGCTTCGAAGGCAAGCGCTTTCCGTTGTGATAGTGCTGATGCACGTGAACAACTTTGCCCCCGCTGGCATAGCCTGAGCTAACAGCACTCTTGCCGCCGTGCTCCGAATCGACTTCTGTCGACGGTACAGAGCGCTTCTGCAGAGAGTTGCCATCCATATTGGGCGTCCGTGCCGTCAACCCGTTGACCGTATCGCTGTTTGCCGGTTTCGGTCTCACAGGGTGGGCTTGCGCGAAGTGGGGACGGGGCACGTGTCCGCCTGCAGCGAAGTTGTGCCCCATCTGCATCTTGGTCGTATTTCGGAAACCTTTCATCTTACGCTCCACCTTGCTGCGATACAACCAATACATCCGCAGCTACCATGCCCGTCCCCCGCACGGCACGAGTGCCGGCTGGGACAGTCCACTGACCGTTAGCGTTCGCCGCGGTCTGGTTTGCTACCCACCGAGGAGTAATGGATGAATCGAAGACGTTGTCGTTGGTAACCTGGATACTCGGGGCTCCCGCCGTATCGAAGCTTACCAGGGTAGTGGCTCCGACGGCGTAGGCATCCAGAGGCACGGGGACCGAGTTCCCCGTCACCCCTGTAATTCGGATTGGACGCATGTTAGCCTCCTTACGCTTGCGTTACGCCAAGCGCTCCGACTCGAGTGGCCGCTGGTCCCACTGCGGTTGATGGAAGGAGGATCTCGAGAACCAGTCTCTTGGTACCGTTGCTCGCACTGCTAGGCAGGTAGGTTCCCCGAACGTCGCCCGTAGATGCCGTGGCCGGAGAGGTAGCATCTGCTACCGTCAGGGTTCCAGCATCGTTGGCGAGAGCGTTGTTCCAGCCTACACGATCAACGTAGCCGCGATCCGAGACGATAGCCGGCAGTCCGAGGACGTCGCTGGTACCTACGCTCGTGTTGTTGGCAACCGCCGCGCTGGCCGAAACCGAGACAACCTGCCAGAAGGCTTTCTTGGTCGAAACGGTATTGGCGTTCGGTCCCGCCAAGGTCTCAGTCATCGGCTGACCGTAGATGTCGAAGCCCGACACCGTAAAGTTGACTGCCGATTCGTTCGCTGCCGAGGTCAAAGAGACGCCCCGAGGGACATCCATCTGCAAGCGGGTCTGTCCGTTGATTACGACAGCCGTAATCCCGGCTCCTGCCGTCAGAACGAGAGCCCCGGCGCCTGCCGTCTGCTGCAACGCCGCGATATTGGCCGTAGCGAGAGTCGCTGGGACAATATCATAAACGTAATTGCGCGCAAGGGGGCCGATCCCCCTGAACTGAGGACTGGGGCCTGCCGTATCGTTTCCGGCCTGAAGCCCCGGAACTGCCGGACCCCCAGGTACAACCGGGCCGATCAGTAGATTATCACTGAATTGCATTTGATCTTTTCTCCTGGTGAGAAGGTTCGGACGACGGATCGCAAGTCAAAGCGATCGGGGTAATGACAACTTCAAAGTGGTCACCGCCGTCCGAGCACTCTTTAGAGCCCCGGTGTTCCGAACATCGCACGCCAGTCGGTCCACGACGGGATGTACCGCTCTGTGGACTTGTAGCGCATGCTGTCGGTCTCGAAGTCGCCTTCCATGCTCTTCTCGAGAGGACGCCGCATCGCCAGCTTCAAGCCGTTCTTCACGTCCGTCTGGACGAACCAGGCAGTCGAGGAAGTGATGCGGGTGATATTCGCCTGCCCCTTCGACAGCAGACCCATCGACTTGACGGGGTTGATGTCGTTGTTCGCAGTGCCGGTGCGCAGGACGCTCTTCAGCAGCACCTCCGCCTGGAACACGTTCTGCGGACCTGTGACGATCTGCATGGGGTTCAGACGGATGCGCTTGCCGTTGTTGTCCACGGCGCCACGGATCTGGATGAGCATCTGCTCGAGCGAAGTCTGCGACAGAGCCGCCGAAGTCGTGAGCTGGTTGCTCGCAACGCCCGCTGGGGGTGCCAGGGGGTGAGAGGTAGAGATCAGCGGTACGCCGTCGCCGCCGTTGAAACCGCTCGTGAACGCCGTGTTAAGCACGTTCGCGCAGAGGGTTTCCTTCGTCTCGATCATGGACTGACCGAGATGCTCGGCGTAGATCTGGCCGATCTTGATGTGGTCGCCGTCCTCAACCAGAACCTTCGTCAACGCGAACGCGAGACCGAAGACCTGATAGACGTACCGTTGAATGAAAAGCACGCCGCCGGACTGGTAGGTGACGGGAGTGCCGTCGGGCAAGGCCGGAGCCGCGCCCATGCCGAACAGAACCGGCTCTTCGTGATAGTTGCGGGGAGTGCCACGGAACTCGCGGAAGACCATCTTCCACTCGTCCTGGCGCTGATCGTAGATGCCGTCGAACGTCTCGTTGAGAATCGGCTCGACGATTGAGCGGAAGTCGGTACTCCGCATTGGAACTGCCATTTGATGTTCTCCTTATGGCTGCGGTTAGTACGCGACTTGGTTCGCGACGTCCTGGTGCATGGAAATCTGCACGTGGACAATCGTAAACGCATCGCCGGGGGCGTTGTTGGGGTCGAGATCGAACGCAACGATACGCAGCTGGTTGGTGC